GGAAAGCGCTCACGCGGTGCAAGCCGTTGTGGGCGCTTTTGCTTTGTACTGGCATTGCAAGCGGTGCGGGAAGCTTTTGGGCAAGATCAGTGAGGACGCGCTTTTGGTCCATCATGGATCATTGCTGCTACGGGCAAGCTTGCCGGTAGAGCGGCGTTGCGAACGGTGCGGCGAGTGGAATCGCCTACAGTTGCTGCCAGAGTGGTTTAGGACGGATTTAGGGGGTGGCACAGATGGAGACAGAATGGAAGTGGAGTCCCAAGCGTAGGAAAGCGGCCAAGCTCATAGCAGAGGGTGAGCTGAGCTACGAGCAGGTAGCCACCGAGTGTGGCGTTTCTTACGTAACCATCTGGAAGTGGCGCAAGTCGCCTCAATTTGACAATTACGTGCACGAGCTGGAAGAGGCGATCAGTACCGAGGCGAAGCGCTACTTGCACCGGCACGCCCTGGCTGCCGCTCAGAGACTGGTGCAGCTATCGGTATCGGGCAAACCTGCCGATCGCGTGCGGCTGCAGGCTACGGTCGAGGTGCTGGATCGTAGTGGCGTTGTCTCGATAAAGGGCCTCGAAGTCGAGGGCAAAGGGCAGCCAATCGTGGCTATTTTGCCGGCTACTGGCGCAGGTGCAATGAGTGACGAGAGTACCCTGGGTACCGCATAAAGGCCCACAGCAGCTGTTCCATAGCAGCACGGCATTCGAGGTGCTCTATGGTGGTGCTGCCGGTGGTGGCAAGAGTGACTCGGTACTCATGGAGGCACTGCGATACGCGCATGTGCCCGGTTATGCTGCGATCATCTTCCGACGCACCTATCCCCAGCTTGCCCAGGCAGGCGGGTTGATCCCGCGCTCGCGCGACGTCCTGACCGGCCTGGCGGTGTGGAACGAGGAGCGCAAGACCTGGACGTTTCCCTCTGGTGCGACTCTGCAATTCGGGCACATGCAGTACGATGCGGACAAGTACGACTATCAGGGCGCCGCGTTTGCCTACATCGCGTTCGACGAGCTCTCCCAGTTCACCGAGGATCAGTACCGTTATCTGTTCAGCCGTGCTCGTACCACGGCCCGCTTGCCGGATGGCCGGCCCCTGCCGGTGCGCATTCGTGCGAGCACCAACCCGGGTGGCGAGGGGCATGAATGGGTGCGGCGGCGTTGGGAGCAATGGTTGGGCGATAAGCCAGTGGCCCACAGTGGCGACGTGCTGTACTTCCGCCAGGAAGGCGATGTTGACGTGCTCACAGACGCCAGCGATCCGCGGGCGCTATCGCGCCAGTTCATTGCGGCCAGGGTGACGGACAACCCCACCCTACTGAGCAACGATCCCGGCTACCTGGACCGCCTGGCCCAGCTGCCGCTCCTGGAGCGCGAGCGCTTGCTCAATGGCAACTGGGCTATCGCGCCGCAAGGCAATGTGTTCAAGCGGGAATGGTTTCGCGTGGTAAACTCCGCGCCTGAGGGTCTCCACTGGGTACGGTACTGGGACCTGGCGGCGAGCACGTCCACCCAAGCTGACTATACGGCAAGTGTCGCCGTCGCCCTGGGGCCAGATGGCATGCTCTACCTGCGCGACATGATCCGGGGTCGTTGGGAGTGGCCAGAGCAAGAGCATATCATGACGCAGGCGATGCTTGCTGAGCCGAAGACCGTACATGGCATCGAAAAGGCCCTGCATGGCCTGGCTGCAGTGCAGGCGTTGTGCCGCCGACGTGAGTTGGCGCATATCGCCATCCGGGCCATTGGCGTGGATCGGGACAAACTGAGTAGGGCGCTGCCGCTATCGGCGCGGGCGGAAGCGGGCAAAGTTGCACTGGTGGCTGGCTCCTGGAACATGAGCTTTGTTGACGAGCTGTGCGCATTCTCCGGTGATGGTAGTACTCACGATGACCAGGTGGATACGGCTGCTGGCGGGCTGCTGATGCTCAGCGAGGGCCGCAGCCGGCGCCTGGTAACGTTCTGATTCGAGGGAAGGTTATGGACGACAACAGCAGCGATCTGAAGTGGGCACTGAGCGACCTAGCGGGGCGGTTGGAAGCCTACCGCCTGGCACAGGACTATTATGAGGGACGCCACCGCCTGGCGTTCGCCTCCGACAAGTTTCGTAGCGCCTTCGGCTCGTTGCTGCGGGCCTTTGCCGACAACCTGTGCGCTGCCGTGGTGGACACGGTAGCCGACCGGCTGCAGGTGATCGGCTTCGATACTGAGCAAGGTGATAGTAGCAATCTCGCCGCAGCAGCCTGGGCGCTCTGGCAGGACAACCGTATGGACCGACGCGCTGGCGAGGTGCACCAGCAGGCATTCATTTGTGGTGATGCTTACGCTATCGTCTGGCCCGACAGTGATGGCCGGCCCGTGATCTATCCCAACCAGGCTGCCCAGGTGACAGTGGCATATGACCCGGAGATGCCCGGCAAGATTGTGCGTGCTGCAAAGACCTGGCTTGCTGAAGACAAGCGCCTGCGGCTCACTCTGTATTATCCCGACCGCATTGAGAAGTATGCGACGCCGGGCCCGCTCGTCCAGGGTTTGTCGCCAGAGCTTGCATCGAGGTTGATACCCTTTGAGGTGCCAGGCGAGCCGTGGCCATTGCCCAATCCATACGGGGTTGTGCCTGTCTTTCATTTTGCCAACGGCGGTATCATGGGCGGCTTTGGGCGTTCCGAACTGGCTGATATCGTGCCTCTCCAGGATGGGCTCAATAAGGCCGTGGCCGACATGCTGGTAGCGATGGAGTTTGTCGCTCTGCCACAGCGCTGGATCACGGGCCTGGAAGTGGAGATTGACGAGACAACCGGCAAGCCGAAGGCCCCTTTCGTTCCGGGCGCCGACAGGGTATGGACAATCGGCGATCCCGACGCCCAGTTGGGCCAGTTTGCCGCAGCGGATCTCAGCCAGTTTCTCGCAGTTCAGGACTCGTTCCGCATGGAGATCGCGCGCGTATCCGGCATCCCATTGCACTATCTGAGCCTGCGCCAGGATTACCCCAGTGGCGAGGCAATGAAGACGGCAGAGGCTCGACTGACGGCCAAGGTACGAGACCGTCAGATTGCCTGGGGTAACGTGTGGGAAGACGCCATGATGCTGGCGCTACGCATGGCCGGCTTGAGCGAAGAGGCGCATCTCTCGACGCTCTGGCAAGACACAGCGCCTCGCAGCGAGCGCGAGTTCCTGGAGGGGCTACTGCTCAAGCAGCAGATCGGCGCAAGCAACGATGCCCTCCTGCGCGAGGCCGGCTACTCGCCAGAGCAGATTGAGCAGATGCATGCCGAAGTCGGCAGTGCGAGCTCACAGCTGGGCGACAGGCTGTTAGCTGCCTTCAACCAGGGCAATTTCGGCCAGAGGTAGCACGGAGTGGCGGGGCCGGGGCGCATCTATACACGTCTGGAGCGCTTCCAAAGCGATCTGCTCCGTGGTGAGCGCGCTGCAGCCAGTGAGATCACGCGTGCCTATGGCCAGGCGTGGCAGCGTATCCGTGGCCAGCTCGATGACCTGACGCAGCGCATGCAGGAGGCGGAGACGGCAGCAGCAAGTGGCGGCGGCAAGGCCGAAGAGCCGCTTTCATGGTTGCTGCAGCGCAATCGCCTCACGAGCCTGCAAGCGCAGATTGAACAGGAGCTCGCGAGCGTTGCCAGCCGTGCCGATGATGTCGTGCGCCAGCAACAGGCCGAAGCGGTAGAGGCGGCCAGGCAGCATACTCAGCAGCTCATCGCTGCACAGCTGCAGGCGGCCCCCAGGAAGGCTGCCGGTGCGGTTGTACGCTGGAACGTATTGCCACGTGAAGCGGTTTCTAACCTGGTTGGCTTCACTGCCGATGGTTCGCCGCTGGCCGACATACTGAGTAGCCTGGCAGCGGATGCTGGTGCGCAGGTGCGCCGTAGCCTGATTGAGGGGCTAGCCCTGGGCCAGAACCCACGCCAGATCGCGCGTCAGATACGTGCGGCTCTCGGCGGCAACCTGACACGGGCGCTGACAATCAGCCGCACGGAAACAATCCGAGCATACCGCGAGGCCGCACACCAGGCCGCCCTGGAACAATCTGGCATTCTCCGAGGCTGGCGCTGGTGTGCAGCTAAGCAGGATCGCACTTGCCCAGTTTGCCTGGCGCTCGATGGCCAGGAATTCCCACTTGAGCAGCGCATGATCAGCCACCCCAATTGCCGTTGCGTGCAGCTCTTCCTGGTTGACGGCGTGGAATTGCGGGAGCGCAAGACAGGCGAGGAATGGTTTGCAGAGCAGGACGAAGAGGTGCAGCGTGCGGTGCTCGGGGACGCCGGTTTCGAGGCGTATCGCGATGGCAAGGTAAAGCTACGCGATTTCGTCACCGCGGAGCCGGTGCCGGATGAAACCTGGGGTCCGGCTTACCGCAGGCGCAGCCTGAGCGAGATTCTGGGCAAGAATGAGGAGTGAGGGTGATGCGAGCGATCCCTTGACAGAATGCAACCAGGGGTAGTAAACTTGTCACAGTAGAAGCGAACCGAATATTGGCTCACGACAAGCCATTGTCGTGCAGGTAATCCAAGCCTGCCGGCAATGGCTTTTGGTTTTCCGGGGGTTTTACATGCCAATCAGCGACAGGCCATGGGGTGAGATAAGCGAATCTGACTATCCGGACGCGGCAGCTTTCTGCAAGGCGTGTTTGATTGACCTTAACGAGCCAGGGGCAGAAAAGGTCAAGTCCAAGTGCAAGCTGCGCGTCTATGAACCAAATGGCGCTCTCAATCGTAACGCCGTGCACTACAAAGCGGCTGAATTGAACGGAGCCAGAGGCGGATTGGATGCTCCGCCAGATGAAAAGCGCCAGGCGGCAAGAAAGCTACTGCGACTGTACGCTGAGCTCCAGGAGGAGCCACCGGAGTCGCTGAAGCGTATTGCTGCTGGTTGACCCACGCTACGGCGGCGGTACAAGCCGGTTGGAGTTGGATAGGAGACATTGATGGATAACGACGCTGGCACAAACCAGGCCAACGAGGGGCAGACCTCGGGCTCGCAGGCCCAGGCGCAAACGTCGCAATCTGGATCTGCCGGGCGAACGTTCACGCAGGCGGAACTGGACCAGATCATCCAGGAACGTATCGGGCGTGAGCGGCAGAAGTATGCCGACTATGAGGATCTCAAGAAAGCCGC